CTATCCCAAGGTTTCAATAAAATCTGCGGGAGAGGGCCACTTCAGCCCGACTAGACTATGAGGGTAGCATCAGGGTAGGATGAGAGTAAGATATTTATTTTCTGATGACACCAGATAGGTCCGACCTGCTCGCCGCCGTCGTTGCTACAAGGCCCTCCATTCCGCCAGCCGCGACCCGTAGTGCGCTGGCCACCTCGCCCCGCTACCCACCTAGCGGCCTGATCTAAAACGCGCCAGCGACCTCGCCAAGGCGTTTTAGATCAAACCGTGAACACACAGAACGCAAGAAAACGGGCACACTCTGCCCGTTGACTTGCCATGATGTATTGGCTCTAGCGTAACTTTGTCGAGCCATCCCATAGTTCTGGGCGATAGCCTTTATCGAATAGGGCTTCGAATATCATTATCGCCGCGTTCCACGTTTCGACCCTGCAATAGTGCATCCGGCCATAGTGCAGCCATTGGATTGAATATTGCTTATCCATATCGATACCTCAACCATTGATACCGATGCAACGCTCGCCACACTTGGCCCAAGGCCCTTCGCCGTGACTTACGACGCATGGCCGCCGCTCACCTGCGCCGCGATGAAGTCTGCCAAGCTGCCCTTGCTCTGCTTCGTCTTGGCCGGCTTACGATCATCCTCCACCAACGCCGCACTAAGCTTGCCAAACCGATAACCAAAGACCATCCGCTTGCCCTGCGGAATATCCAAGCTCGCAACGGCCGTTGCCTCGAACGCCTCTCTAAGCGCCGCTGCCTTGCGCTGCGCGGCCTTGTACTCGCCATACGCTTTCTGCGCCTCAACATCCAGCGTCTCGACATCGATGTCCATCCAATTCGCATCGCTCATGTGTATCGCTCCAATGATCGGAACAGGGATTGCCCGATCGACGAGCCGATCATAGCCCAGACAAACCGTGAACGCCGTGCTCATTTCGCCAGGCAGCCATGCGCCCACCGCATGGCGTTCGCGGAACGTTACATGAACGAACCCACGCGAGAGCCACCCCCACCCCCAAAAATCGACCCTCGTCGCCAGGCCACTACCCCACCGCGCAAAAATATTAAAATTTACTTTTCGGGCCTCCCTTTTTGCTTGACTTCGGAGGATTGGGGGTGCATAATGATGGGAGAATTGAAACAGGTGCGCGGGAAGATGTATATTGAGATGTATGGCAAGCGGAGCCGAGGGAGCCAGCCGCATTCGTTGCGCCAGCTAGTCGCGGAGGACGAAGTCGTCGCCAAGCGCGGAAAGCCGAGCCTTCCCAAGTTGAAATTCATGGAGGGGCTGGGCCCCGAGGATCCGAGATATGACGCGGACGCGCGGGCGGCCTAAGGGGGGATATATCCCCGATGAAGATCGGCGCCCAGCCTTGCAGCGCATCAAGGAGCGTCATCGGCTGCTCGCGAAGTACATCGCTGCGGGGTTGACGCGGAATGAGATCGCGGCCAGGCTCGATTACACCCCCGAGCGGGTGGGGCAGCTTTCCCTCGACCCAGCGATGCAGAATCTCGTAGCCCAGTTCCGTAATCACGACCACGTGCGTGAGATGGCTGGGTTCGATGAGATCGCGCTCCTACGCAGCGTCTCGGTGCAGAACGCTCTGCGCTCCGCCATGGCGATGCAGGACACTCTCAACTACTACGAAGACGCCGATGAGCGCATGCCTGTCCGTGAGAGCGCCAAGATCTTCGAGCTCTCCGCAGACCGCGTCGGCTTCGGGAAGCACGCAACCAACATCAACGTGAATGTTGATTTCGCAGCGCAGCTGGATCAAGCGATCGACCGATCTCGCAGCGCAAAGCTCGTCTCCGGGAAGTTGTCCTCCCCCGATCCTTCCCGTGAGGGAGGGGCTGGTGCCGCCCATACACCTCCACCAGCCCCTCAACTTTCGGCGCCGCAGGAAGGGGAGGAGCCTCGTGGGGAGGTTCTTCCCCGACCTGCTGTGAGGGCGCGCAGCGTCCAAGAAGATCGGCCTGCCCCCTTGCTTTTTCCCCGGAGGTTCTAGGCGTGGACGCCAACTTTGATCCACGTCTCATTGCCTGGCTGGCTTCGGTCTCCGAGGATCCATTTGCGTTCGTTATGGGTGCGTTTCCCTGGGGGCAGCCTGGGCGCCTCGCGGACGAGATCGGCCCCGAGGAATGGCAGAAAGCCCTCCTCGGCCGCATTCGTGATGGCCTCATCACTGCCGAGGCTGCGATTCAGGAGGCCACTGCCTCCGGCCATGGAGTTGGAAAATCCTGCTGCGTTGCCTGGATAATCCTCTGGGCTATCTCCACCATGACCGACACCAAGGGCGTGATCACCGCCAACACCGAGACCCAGTTGAAAACCAAAACCTGGGCGGAGCTCGGCAAGTGGTACCACCTTTTCATCGCGAAGGACCTGTTCAAGCTCACCGCCACCTCCCTCTTCCACCCCGAGCGGGAGCGCACCTGGCGCATCGACATGGTCCCTTGGTCCGAGCGCAATACCGAGGCCTTTGCAGGATTGCACAATAAAGGCAAACGAATCCTCCTCATCTTCGATGAAGCCTCCGCCATCCCCAACGTAATCTGGGAAACCTCCGAAGGCGCGCTCACCGATGAGGACACGCAGATAATCTGGCTGGTCTTTGGCAACCCAACCCGCAACGTGGGCCGGTTCAAAGACTGCTTCCCGGGCGGTGCCTTCTCCGCCTACTGGCACTCCACCGAGATCGACTCGCGCACCGTTCGCTTCACCAACAAAACCCAAATCGCAAAGTGGATCACCGCCTATGGCGAAGACTCCGACTTCTGCCGCATCCGCATTTACGGCCAGTTCCCGCGCGTTGGCGAGATGGAGTTCTTCTCTGCTGAAGATGTCCAGGCAGCTGCTCTTCGCGATGCTGTTTCTGGTATATCTGATCCCCTTGCTCTTGGGGTTGATGTTGCACGCTATGGGAAGAATTCTTCTGTCATCTACCCACGCAAGGGAAGGGATGCTCGGACTTATGATCGGCAGCGGTACCAAGGACTGAGCACGGTTCAACTCTCCGATCGGATTTTCGAGGCCAACTTCACCTACCACGCGGATGGGATCTTCATCGATGGTGGTGGCGTGGGCGGGGGCGTCGTAGACCAAATCCGTGCGAAAGCCCTCCATTGCTACGAAGTCCAGTTCGGTGCGAAGGACGATACCCCGCACCACACCTGGGGCAGCCAAGGCGAGCGCTACGCAAACAAGCGCTCCGGAATGTACGGCGCAGCACGCGCGTGGCTCAAAACCGGTTGCATCCCCAACGACCCCGATCTCCTCCGCCAATTTAGCTCCATCAAATACATCATCAACAAGCGCGATGAAATCCAGCTGATCTCCAAAGAGGACATGCTGAAGCTCGAGCCCGATCTCGAGCTCGACGACATCGACGCCTTCGTCACCACCTTCGCGCACGCGCTGGCGCCGCATGAATTTGCCGGTGGCGAGCACGCTCGCAAGCCCCTCGTTGAGCACGAATACGACCCCTATCGCACCTTCGAACTGGAGGACGCATGATCGCTCAGTGGAAGAACGACTGTTGCGAAGCCTGGACTCTCGACGACGGAACCTTGGTTGTTAGGATTCGGGTTCTGGATAACCGAGAAGAGGCTGGGTTTTATTATGAAGTCAACACCCTGCCTCCGATTAAGGCTGAAGCCGCATGAGCCTCTCCGCCCCCACTCCCACGCCTCCGGCACCGGTGCTGCCCGCAGCCACCCCTGCGGCCCCACCTGCCTTCGGTGCGCAGTCGGCCCCTGGGCAAAAGCCAAAAGCCAAAGCCAGCCAACCAACATTCTTGGGGGCCCAGCTTTCCTCCAATCCCTCCAACACGGGTCAGAAAACCCTCCTCGGCCAGTGATGCCCGTAGTCCCGATCACCAAGAACCAGCCCTCCGCTCCCGCTCAGCCTATGCCCTCTGAGCCAGCGCTCCTGATGGCCCTCGCCGAGATGCACCGTCAGGGCCGATTTGAAAAGCCCCCCGCAAAGGAACCCACGTAGTGCAATACGGCTCCGCTGCAGCCACCTCTACCTATCCCAACCTCTCCCCCGAGGCACGGGCAAAGGTGCGCCGCGCGACCAACCGTCTTGCCCCGGGCCCAGCTTCCGATCCCGACCTCGCCTTCCGTCGAGCCTCAGAGAGTAGGCTTATAGGTCTGCGGGTGAACCGCTACTCTTGGTGGGTACACTGGCGCGAGCTCGCTGACTACGAACTCCCTCGTCGCTATAAATGGCTGATCACCCCAAATCAGATGGCTCGAGGCTCTCCGATCAATGCCCATATTCTGGACTCAACTGGCTCCATGGCAGCACGGAACTTATCTGCTGGGATGATGATGGGGTGCAGCGATCCTACCAAGAGGTGGTTTCGATACAAACTAGGCAGACTGGATTCTACACAAACCTCACCGGTGTCCTTATGGCTCGCTGAGGTCGAACGCATCATCGGCTTGGTCCTCGCTGAATCCAACTTCTATGACGCCCTCGCCATCTTCTACTTCGACCTCGTCGTCTTTGGCACAGCCTCGATGCTCATCTACGAGGACTTCGACAATGTCATCCGATGCGTCAATCCTTGCCTGGGCGAGTATTATGTTGATAACGATGGTCAACTTCGCCCTTGCGTCTTTGCTCGGGAGTTTACTTACACTGTTTCGCAGGCTGCGGAAGAATTCGGGGTGGAGAACCTTTCCCCGTCGACAGCCTCCCTCTGGGCTCAAGGCGGCACCTCCCTAACTCGCGAACTGGTCATCGCCCATATGGTCGAGCCCAACATCGACGGAAGGACATACGGTGTCCCAGAATCCTTCGCCTATCGAGAATGCTATTGGGAGTGGGGTGGCTCTGCATCTCCTCAAGGAGGCTCATCATACAGCCCGGGTCTACTCCGCAAGCGAGGTTTTCATGAGTCGCCCGCCATCGTCACGCGATGGGATCTCGTATCTAATGATGCGTACGGTCGATCCCCTGGTATGGACGCTCTACCCGATATCAAACAGCTGCAACTAGAAACCAAGCGGCTCTCGCAGGGCATTGACAAAATGGTCAACCCTCCGATGATCGCGGATGTCCAACTGAAAAACCAACCCGCCTCCCTGCTCCCTGGCGGCGTGACCTACGTCTCAGGCATGATCGCCCAGGGCAAAACTGGCTTCGCTCCGGTCTACACCGTCGATCCCAAGGTCAACGAAATGCGGGAGCAGCTTGGGGAAGTCCGGGCTCGCATCGGGAGCACCTTCTACAATGACCTCTTCAAAGTCATCTCCCAGTTCGAAACGCGCTCGAACGTTACCGCTACCGAAATCGACGCTCGCCGGGCCGAAGCAATGCTCATGCTCGGTCCAGTGCTTGAGCGACTCAATCATGAGGGATTTGCCAAGATACACGATCGGGTCTTCGGCATTGCGTCGCGTGCAGGCATCTTGCCGCCAGCGCCAGCAGAGGCTCAAGGCAAACACCTCACCATCGAATTCACCTCCATGATCGAGTTGGCCCAAAATGCGAATCAAGCCTCTGGGATTGAGCGTCTATTCAACATGGTGGGAGCGCTCGCCGGGATTGACCCCGCAGCTGTCGATAACGTTGACATTGACTATGGACTCGATAAGGTATCGCACCTATACAATAACGATCCCAAGCTTATTCGTTCGCCTGCTCAGCTGGCTGCGATCCGCCAGCAACGCGCAGCGCAAGCCCAGCAAGCCCAACAGGCCGCCCAAGCCGACACCGCACAGAAACTAGCCGCAGGTGCAAAGACCCTCTCCGAAGCCCAGCCCGGTTCCGGCTCTCTCCTCACCAAACTAACCGGTGCGGCATGAAACAGTTCGAATACAGAAATGAACTAGTCGAGGGCCTCGGTTACAGCACAGACGAGGAAGCCACCGTCGCCCTCAACCGCTTTGGCAAAGATGGCTGGAAAGTGTTTCAAATGTTCGTCGCTGGTGCCAATGCCCGAGTCTGGATGCTCAGGGAGATCGTCGACACATGAAAACACTCCTCGTCCTCCTATTGATCGCTGGCTCCTATCCCGATTCCCAACTCAAGAGCTGGTTTGACTCACTTAGAAGTGAAAAGGGTCCTTGCTGCTCCTTCGCTGATGGACGCACCGTTGCAACCGACGATTGGGGAATCAAAGGCGCTCACTATTGGGTAATCGTTGACGGACAAAAAATAGTCGTTCCCGACGACGCACTTATCTCCGCTTCCAATCGTCTTGGCCAGGCTATCGTTTGGCCTTACGAATATGAGGGACAGCTTGCCATCCGCTGTTTTATCCCCGGAGCCGAGACGTGAATGACCCCTACAACGCAGCCGACCTCCGAGCCCTTCGTCGTGCGACCCGCGCTGCTAAGCACGCTGAAGCAGAGCGTCGCGTTGTTATTTTTAACCTCATGGCTTCTCCTGGTGGCCGGAATTGGGTACACTCTATCCTTGCCGACTGCGCCATATTCTCCACAACCTTCACGGGTGAAGCGCTCTCTGGTGCGTTTAATGAAGGCAAGCGAAGTGTGGGTCTGCAACTTCTTACTGACGTGGTGCGATGGGCCCCCGATCAATACATCCAAATGATGCGTGAGCAAACCGATAAGGAACAAGCAAATGCCCGACGAGACGACAGTGGACACAGCGGGAGTGACGCGAACGGCGGAGGGTCAGATCTCGGACGGCCAGACGACGCAGACGGATCAGTCACCTTCGAGTACGACCCCGGAGACGACGGAGTCGGGGAAGACACTACTCACTGAGGACAAGTCCCCTGAGAAGGCGGAGGTCAAGGCAGTCGAAGGCGCGCCAGAAAAGTACTCCGACTACAAACTCCCCGACGGCGTTACCCTCTCGCCCGAGGTCAAAACCGAAGCCGACAACCTCTTCAAAGGCCTGGGCCTTTCTCAAGACGCTGCTCAGTCCCTTGTCGATTTCTATGGCAAGCAAATTTCCGAACTCTCCTCCGCCCCAGCCAAGGCCTATCAAGAAATGACCGACGGCTGGCGCAAGGATTCCGAATCGCACCCCGACCTGCGTGGCAAGCTCGGCCCGGGTCAGGAGATCAACGTTCGCATATCCAAGGCCCTTGATGGCCTTGGCGATCCGAAGCTGGCCTCAGACTTCAAAGCAGCCATGGACCTAACCGGAG